GGATTTACTCGAGCAGTCGTTTCAGCTTTAAATAATACCGGTCGCAGAACTGGCGCTGGGACAGAGCAACTACTTCTATGACCGCTTGGAATCCCGTTTATCGCGTCAAGGTGAATGGATCAATAGTTACTGGCGCAACTCTTAGCGGACTTACTATCACCTCTGGTCGAACAGATATTTACTCTCAGCCAGTTGCAGGTTATTGCAATCTAACCCTTATTGAAACGGCTGAGGCATCAGTCCCTTATGAAATCAATGATGCAGTTACTATTGAAGTTCAGAATTCTGCTGCAACGTATGTAAATCTATTTGGCGGTTTCATTACTGATTTAGGTATTACAGTTCAGACCTCTGGCTCAACTGCGACAAGTCAGCAGATAAAGATAGTAGCGGTTGGAGCCTTGGCTAGACTTAATCGCGCCGTTTATGTTGGCAACTTTGCCCATCAATTTGATGGCGATAGAATTTTAGAATTACTTGAAACAGTGTTATTTAATCAATGGAATGAAGTCCCAGCAGCTTTAACTTGGGCAACCTATGATGCGACTACTCAATGGCAGTATGCAGAAAATAGCGGATTGGGTGAGATAGATACTCCTGGCGATTATGAGCTTCATTCTGAGAATGGCCTAGACGATACAGTTTATAACCTAGCTTCTCGCTTTGCGACTAGCGGACTTGGTTACTTATATGAAGATTCTGAAGGCCGTATTGGTTATGCAGATTCAACTCATAGATCTCAATACCTTGCGACTAATGGCTATGTTGATTTAGATGGCAATCACTCAATTGGCCCTGGATTATCAATTATAAAGCGAGCTGGCGATGTTCGAAATTCCATCACTCTAAATTACGGAACTTCTGGCGCTGAAGTAACTGATGAGGACGCAGCCTCAATATCTGACTATGGCCTTTTAGCTTCTACCATATCGACCACACTTCGCAATCAAGGCGATGCTGAAGACCAAGCAGCCTTCTACCTACTTATCCGCGCCTATCCTCAATTTGCATTAAAACAGATAACCTTCCCAATAGCCAGCGGCGAAATCGACAATTCAGACCGAGATAACCTTCTTGGCGTATTTATGGGCCAACCCCTTAATATCATCAACTTGCCAGCCAATATGGTGGGTGGAGAATTCCAAGGATTTGTCGAAGGATGGATTTGGACTGCAAGCCTTAATCAGCTCAACTTGACTCTAAATGTTTCGCCCTTGGCTTTTAGCCTTCAGGCGTTCAGATGGAACTCAGTCCCAGCGACTGAGACTTGGAATACAATAAGCCCGACTTTGGACTGGCTCAACGCTACAATAGTTGCATAGAGGAGAACTAATGCCGAATACTACGAATTTTAACTGGGTTACGCCCGCGGACACAGATTTAGTAAAAGATGGCGCAGCTGCCATCCGCACTTTAGGCAATGGGATTGATACTTCATTCCTTGATCTAAAAGGTGGGACAACTGGTCAAGTTCTATCAAAGAATTCAAATACAGATTTAGATTTTATTTGGGTTGCGCAAGATGATTCAAATGCTATTCAAAATGCTATTGTCGATGCCAAAGGCGATTTGATTTCTGCAACCGCGGCTGATACACCAGCTAGATTGGCAGTAGGCGCTAATGGGACAGTTCTTACGGCAGATTCTGCTGAATCAACAGGATTAAAGTGGGCTACTCCTGCTGGTGGCAAGCTGTTGCAGGTAGTTAATGCAAATATAACAACTAGCACAACAATTTCGACAACGACACAAACCGACACAAACATTACCGCGACAATTACACCAACTTCAGCATCTTCCAAGATTCTTGTTTTGATAAACGCCAAGTGCCTGATGGGTCGCAATTTTCACACAGCCGCAATCGGTGGTCGTATTATGCGCGGAGCGACTGTTGTTATGGATTATGGGGATCAAATGCTTGAATATCTAGAAATTACCGACACAAATACTGAAGCTCAACACAGTATGATTCACTCTCTCAATTATTACGACAGCCCTGCAACAACTTCTGCAACTACCTACAAACTGCAAGCAAAAATACCAGATACAAATAATTCAGCCTATTCTGTTTGGAATGGCAATGGCGTTTCTTCACAAATTACATTAATGGAAATTGGTGCATAATGAGTTATTTAGTCAAAGCAATTCATAAAGTAAGACCAGGTTCTCAATTCTCATTCGTTGATGATGATTACGCAACTATTAAATGGGATTTGCTTGAAGGTGATGAACCTACTGAATCTGAGATAAATGCAGCCATCGAGCAAGTTAAGGCAGATGAGGCTCAAGCTAAATTAGATAGAGCCGCTAAAAAAGCGGCAGCCGAAGCCAAGTTAGAGGCTTTAGGCTTAACGCCTGAAGACCTCAAAGCTCTTGGCTTGTAGCACAATCTATAAAGATAATGGCTAAATTATGTGCAGCAGGTATTCAGCTTCGGGAGCAAATCGATGACGATTATCCTGATCGCGATAGGAAGTCTGATGGCTGGATTGCTGACGCTAGGCATCTTTCAAAAGGCAATTCTGACCATATACCAGACGCTAAATCAGGAATCGTTAGAGCAATAGATATTGATTCTGATTTATCGGCACATAAAGAAGAAGCTTATGCGCTGGTCGAAAAGATTCGTAAGTTAGCGAAGAAAGGCGATAAAAGAATCGCTTATATTATTTTTGATGGCAAGATTATGAGTCCGATATTGGGCTGGAAGCGCAGAGCTTACAGAGGAGCAAATCCTCACCGCTCACATTTCCATATTTCATTTACAACCTTGGGAGACAAAGATGGCAGTTATTTTCAACTCGAAGGAGAAGCTAATGAGCGACCTAAAGAAGATGGCAGAGAGCTGGGCAAAGACATTCCTAGCAACAGCACTAGCAACCTATCTAGCAGTCGGCCTAGATGTGGATGCAATTGCCAATGCAGCTCTCGTATCAGTCTTGCCTAGCATCATCAATTGGCTCAACCCTAACTACGAGCGTTACGGCAAAGTCCGTTAATGCCAGCGGCTGAATTGGCCACCTTAGTAGCTTCACTCTTGGGCTCTATCGCCTTGCTGATTGCTGGGCTTCGCTACATAATTAAATTAGAGAACATTCCAATAGTGTCGCGCCTCGATAAAATGGAGTCTCAGCTAGAATTGGCTTTAGCGAAAGGGGTCAGAAATGGCAACGCGAAAGCGCGTAAGTAAGAAGCCAGTTAAGCGTCCTAAGAGACGCAGAACTACTAAAGAAACCCCATTAACAAAGCTTGATTTCTGGGCTATTGCTGCCAATGAAGTTTATAAAGCTTGTCGCAGAGCAGGGATGGATGAGGGAACTGCCTTAGCCTTTGCTATGGATCGTAGCTCTTATCCTGACTGGATAGTGCCTTCCGATGACCCAATAAAGAAAATTGGTTGGGAAGATGGCGAGGAAGATAACTAATCTACTTCCGAGAGGTTGAGCTCTTTGAGGCTCTCAAGTCGCTTTATCCAGACTTGACGCCTTTATCAGCGACCGACCGAGCAGATGGCATAACCCATAACGCTTACCTTGAGCTCAAATGCCGTAGGACTCATTATGATACTTTGCTGATTGAGAAGAAGAAGTGGGATTATCTGGCCGATATAAGGGCTAGGACGGGCTCTAAGACCCTTTACATTAACTCGACACCTAAAGGGATATACCAGTTCGACTTAGGGGCTGTAATCGAGCCACAGTGGGCTTTAAAGCGTTTGCCTATCACTACCGATTTTGCAAATAGAGCCACCAGTGAACGACTAGCTGGCTTTCTACATATCCAACACGCCGACCTCCTCCTTGTCTAAATAGATTTAATCAAATAGATTTATCCCGTAAATCCATTTAAGGATTACAGAACGGGAGCAAAATGATAAATAAAGTAGCTTTTATCCGATTTGATTCTCAAGCAGGGGCTTGGACTGATGGGACAAATTGGGTTAAGGGATCAATAATCAGACGATTCGCTAAAGAGCGAATGGGTAAGAAGCAGCTGCGAGGCCGTTTATCTAAGGCTGAAATATCTGCATATTGGCTTGATAAATATGGGGTGAGTGCAGATGTTGCCTAATTTATCTGATGAAGCAGTAGTAGGAGTAATCATTGGCGTTCCATTTATCGGCCTTTATCTCTGGGGTTTAATTACTTCAGCCAAAGCCAAAGCTTTTAA